GCGTTGCTACGTTAACTTTTAATTCACCAGCGTTAACTGTATATGAAGTGATAGGGGTAATCTCAAACATATAGTTGTTAACACCAGCCATAAGGCGTTGCTTAACCCAAGCCAGTTTGACGTTTGCAACCGTGCCAACTGATGATGGGTGAGTAAAGATTGATGACCCGCTGCCACCAGCAAGGGTGCCACGATAGATGCCTGTAGCATTAGCGACATAGTAATACTGTCCGTCTAACGCAACATCTAGGATATTTCCTGACCCGCCCCAAGTAATAGTAGCGCTTGTGTAGGCATCGGTAATGCGGTAAAGGTTTGCACCATCGGCTATAAATAATACGTCGGCTGCGTTTACTGGATCATATCCACCAGCCATAAGCGGTGTGCCAGTTACGGTCTTTGCTTTATCTACATCGTTAAGTAGTTGAGTCTTGCCAATGTTAAATATTTCTACGCCAGCTGATTTGTTAAAGCGATATGGAACTGTCTCGCCTTGTACTGGCTCCTGATAGCGGATACCTGCGCCGTAGTGGAACGATGATTGGGAGCGAAGCCACCAAGAGGTAAGGGTCTGCTCGCCTGGCTCCTTTTGCATATCAATCTGTTGCTTGCGATACTGCGCTGTCTCACGCTTGTACGGATACTTCTCGCTAATACCTAAGAAGAACGGGATACCGCCGATAGCCATATCGTAGCTATTGCTAGTATTGAAATAGGTAGTACCAGTAATGGTGCTAGGTTGACCAACTGGGTCAATGGTACGTTCGGCAATATGCTTGTATCCGTCTGTTGCCACTCTATCTCCTTAGTTTGTTCCAATAAAAAACCCCGCCGTAGCGGGGTTGGTAATGCTTGTGTTACTTAGGCTGTTGGTACGTTAAGGCTTGCCAAGTAAGCCTGATAGTCAGAGTTGGCTGGGTCGGTTGGAATAATCAAGCCATCTGAACGCACGATTGTATTTTTAGATGGTTCATTCGTGAAAGGGTCATTTGGTGTTGTGTATGTATATTCCATTTATAACTCCGCATCCGCTTTGTAAGTGAATTGATAATAAGCAGCACTGGCAGTAGAAGTAGCCGCATTTGTTCCCAAGAAAGCACCAACTGTTGCAGTTCCTCCACTGGGTGATGTACCAAAACCAGATACTCCATAGTTTATAATTGTCAAAGATGGAATAGCCCTCATTTGAACAGGTAATTGAACAAATACAGCATAATTGCTTCCGCTAGTTGTATTGCCCTGCCAAGCCACAACTGCGCCTGTTGATTGGTAATACCTCTGGCAAGCAGCAAGTTCTCCCTGAACTGTGCCAGTCGCAGTTTGGAAAGCCGTAGCGGTTGAACCTGCTTCTAGTTGTACGCCCCAAACATCAAGTGTAAAGGTATTATTAATCGGAAGCCAAAAACGCAGACCTAAATATCCTGGTGTTGTTGTTCCTATAGTTTTTCCAGAAATAGATGGAACTGTTGTTGTTACTGTAAATCTTTGCCAAGATGTTGTTATTGCAAAATTTGTACTAGCAAGGTCTGTAGAAACTGCACCACTTGGTGAACCGCCAGTACCAAAATCTTGTTCAAAGTTAAGTCTTACTAAAGACATACTTGCTGATGCTTTTGCCCAGAAAGAAATTGTTACTGTTTGATTAGCATAGGTTCTTACATCTTCTATACGGTTTTGAAATAGATTATATGTACCACCAGTGCCAGCAACTGATTGTGCAAAACGATAAAAATATTGTCCTTCATAACCAGCAACTGGTGCGCCACCAGGAGTAAATGCCTGTTGACTTACAGTACGAGTGGCACCAGTTCCATCCCAGACTACCGACCATCTATCGGCTGCAAATGAACCAGTAGCAGGATTGCTAAAGGAAGTACCACGCTGCCATACGCCAAAATCGCCGTTGATAATTTTGTTCTTGCCAGCGGAAAAGTTACTTTGCCAGCCTAAGCCAGTTGCGTTGGCAGAGTTGGCTACAAATGTTTGACCATCTGAACCGACTGGTAGGCGGGCATCGGTGGTGGAATATGTGTGAACATCGCCCTTGGTAGTTAGAGGCGATGTAAAAGATGAAACCCAAGCAGCGCCAGTACCTGTTGAAGAAAGAATTGAACCTGATGCTCCAGTATTTCCACCAACATTTATTGTTCCAGTAATAGTTGGGCCAGAGATGGTTGGACCTGTAGCAAATACTAATGGGCCTGAACCTGTCTCATCGGTTACTACTGCCGCTAGGTTTGCCGAAGTAGTTGAGCCAAGGAAAGTTGCTAATGCTCCAGTGACACCATGTGCGCCAGCGCTAAGAGCTGTGTTGTAGTGTGTCTGAGCATCAGTTAAATCGCGGGCTGTAATTACGTGACGAACTGTTGCGCCAGCAGCGTGGGCTACTGCGCTAGTGCCGTTAACAGCGCGAGTGATGGTAAGGGTAAGTCCTGCTACGCCTGTAACATCTACGATTTCCTCAAGTGCGCTACCGTAATCCAACGCTAAAGCAAAAGGGTAACTTGTAGGATAGCCTGTGGTACCAGAAACAACAACAGTAGTTGAAGATGAAGTAATACCACTGGTGATGGTTGTATCTTGCGCAATAGCGCTGTAATAACGATTGATTGCCATAGGCCTTCCTTAAGATGTGTAGTGAGTACGTGGGGGATATTGCTCTTGCAAGCGACGTACTTCCACAAGGAGACGTTGCTGGTACATCTGTTGTAATACTCTGCCGATATTGGCAGCTGATCCAATTGGGTCGCCTGTCTGCATAGAATCGGCTTCTGCTGTAGCAGCAGGTACCCGACCTAGATCCAAGTACATCGCTGTACGGTAGGCGGCTCCAAGTACAATTACTTCACGTGATGAATCGGCTAGCCCTGTGACAGTAGCAAAATCATCAGTATCGTAAACTAAAGTTGTTGGCTTTTTAGTATAGGTAATCATTACAGTACGACCTGGGATGATACCTTCGCGGATAGATAAAGTCTTTCCGCTACCCCAAGTAGTTGGGTTAGCCATACGATCTACACGGTAGTGACGAATTGGTAGCCATTCTTTAGATGGCCCAATGGTCTGCCATGAGGCACCAAGAATATCAACCGCTTCCTGTGGCAATACGTAAGTAGTTACTGCCGCTTGAAATGGGAAGGTTGTGTAAAAAGTACCAAACAGATCTGGGTAAACACCATCAATAGTTAGGTTAATATTTCGGCGGATAACGCTTCGCGGAAAGGAAGGCGCGATAGTTACACGACTACCAGCAGTGTGGGTTGCTGCAGTCGTATCCCGAAAACCTCTACCATATGTAGGAACAGTTGCCGTATTTGTGGTACGGTCAAATGAGTCTACCCAGATTAGTTCGTCATCTATTTCAACTAAACCTCTGGTCAATACTGTGCCATCGGCTACAGTAAAGGTAAGGGCTGTTGAGGATAGGGAAGCACTTAGATAAGTAGCTTGATCTTGGCGGTTAGTGTAACCAGTTAGCGCCAGTTGGGTTTCATTGATGATGTCTATAAAAGCCGTCACGATGTAATCCTTCTTGCTGCTTCTACTTCACCAAGGCCAACAGTTCCAGCAATGGCATTAAAGGCACCAGGTGTATCGTAGTAAAAATTCTTTCCACTATTACGGAAAGCGTAAATCTGGTTAAGGGCATCAATACCACGGGAATACTTTTTACCCGTTACATTGAAAGCCCAGATATTTGCAGCACCATTGAAGTCATATTGTGGTACATCATTGATAAGAGTACCTGCCAAACGATTCAAATGATAAACTGCTGTTCTGCCATCTGTTAATGCCATTGCTTTCCCTTCTTAGAAACGATAGTTACTTAGATCCGCCAACGCCTTCATAAGAACCGTATTGGTCCTTTGTAGGCTTGCCTGTTAGTTTGTCATTCAACTTTCCAATTGCTGTTGAGTTACATCCACATTCAACGCACATGTTATTTTCCCTTCTTTACTGGTAGGACTTTCTTCAAATTTGGATTAGCCTTCTTCGCTGCGGGGCTGGCCTTTCGTGTTGCTGAGGCGAGGATTGCACCAGCACGTTCCATTGGAATCCCTTGCTTCTTGGCAATTCCTGCTTGGGCCTTCGCAAAGCCCATTCCCTTTTTCGCTGCCGCCATTTACTTCTTCTTTCCTTTTAATATTGACATTCCTTTTTTAAGTTCTCTAGCCTTCTCAGCTTTAGGTTCTGCTTTTTCAGCTGCGGCATATGCCTTAGCCTTAGTAATCTTTTTCATTGCTGCCATTTATATTACCCCTGTTTCTTTCATTACCGTAGCCGTTTGCTTGGTAATCTTTTCTGCTGCTGGCATTGCACCAGCATCAAAGGCAACGCCAAGTTTCTGGCTTGCTTCCTTTGCTTCATCAATTTTTTTCATTGTTGTACCTGCTGGTTGGATGCCTTGACTTCTAGCATCTCGGTATGCGCTTAACTCCGCATCCCATTTCTTCTGGGGCATTGAATCTGCCCTACCAGCATCGCCAGTGTTAAGTTCTAAAGTGCGTACTTTGCAAGCAAAGCAGCCATCAACATAATTAGTATGCTCCCGATGATCCGAGAAAACGTCATCGGTGATAAAAGGAAGTTTAGAAATTTCAGCGCAGTCTGTGCAGCCGAATAGCGAAGGTCGGTAATTAGCCTTTTCATCAAGTTCAAATTCAAGTACCTTTGTTATGTGCGAGTGAGTCATTCTTCACTTTCTTAAAGAAATCTAGGTTGCGCTGGATGCGCTCTGTTTCTGGACCTTTACCTTTAACAGCTGCCGTAGCAAAAGTTATTGCTTCGTCAATATGTTTAAGGTTGTAAGAACTGATGCTGGCAAGGTCGTAGGCTTTCCAATCCCAGATAGCGGATTCGTAACAGTAGTGCGTGGATCTAGCACGCTCCAGAGTGTTAATAGAAGCATCTAAACACCTTTGCCAGTTGTTGTTGCGGTAAGCATCTATGGCTACGCCATACCAAGGCTCACCTTGTGAGGGAAGAATTTGTACACCTTTGTCATACCAAGCAGTTGAGTCTTGCTTCAACTGGTGTGCTGCTTCTCCTGCCCATCGGCAGACAGCGGCACGTTCTACATCCCAACCACCGCAAGCAAGTTGCTTCTCCGCTGATCGGATAACATCTTCCCACCGATGGTAGAAGTAATACTCTCTAGCCATGTAAGTCCACATACGTGCATCTTGTGGATGTTCTTTGACTGCTAACTCAAGTAGCTTGCTGTATTGGCTTCTTGACTTAGTGTTGTCTGGCAGGTGTGTGATTACCGCATTGCGTATATCACAATCGGTAGGTTCTGTATCACCGTACCAAAGCTGTACCTCATGGCATGGATATTTCCATACCCAGTTCCAACGGGAATGAAGCCTGTCTCGCTCCCATTTGTTTTCATCGGTCTGCATTGAAATCCAACCAAGGTCTGCGCCAGGCTTCCAGCCTTTACGC